AGCTTAGGCAGTTTCACAGTACCGATGCCGAACGCCTGCTTCGTGTAGAAGAGGTTAGGCTGGTACAGAGTTGAAGCAGCACCAAGGATAGTCACAACAGCGTTGTCAGCAGGAGCTGCGTCTACGTTGTTGTACTGACCATTGGCCTCGTAGATAGCAGCACCTGAGACAGTGATAGTTGCGGCATTGCCAGCAATTGTCACATCTGCAAGCACAGTGCCAGTCCAAGGAACCGCTGCGCCTGCTGCATCAAGGATAGGCTGACGAGTAGAGACGTTGAGACGATTAACGCCTGCAATAGTCACCATGTCACCCGCTTTGATTGTACCAGTACCCAGACCGTCGAGAGACAGAACCTGAGTCATAGTGTCCTTGGCTGTGACGTAAGTCGCATCAGGAGCCGCTGCAAGTGCACCTGCACGGTCAGTAGTAGAACCCGACGTGTAGCTAGACAGAGCGTTAGAAGTAAGCGCCATCATGCCACCGAAGTTGCTAGAGATTTGCGCCTTTTCCCACGCTGTACGAACCAGGCCATCAGCCGCATTCAGACCGTTCTGAGCTGAAGACAGCGCAGTAGTGGTGAATGGGTTCATCAGGTAGTACTTGTCGTCTGACATTGGTACACCAACAGAGTCCATCAACGCGCCAGCACCAGCTACATCGCCCCAAGCATCTACGGCAGTACCGTGAGTACCATACTTGAGTGAAGCGTTCTTGCGGATGTATGCGCCAAGATCAAGTTCCATGTCAGTCACAATGCGACGGGCCATAGGCTCAATGATCTGGTCAAGTTGGTCTAGCTCAAGAGCTTCTTCAACATTGCCCCACTCAGTAGCGGCTGTGAAGTAGTCTTGTACTGTACCAGTTGCCTTACCTGCAATGATGTCAGACTTCGTAGACGAGCTGATGTCACCGCCAGAGGTACGGATTGAGTTGTAGTCGTGTGGACGCTTGAAGTCTACGTTAGAACCGCTTGACGGGTTGAACTTACCGCTCAGCAGTTGAGTGTTGACCGTCTTGCTTAGAACTCGGCTTGACTCAAAGGCTTCTAGGAAGACCCTAGCCACTTTCCGAGTGACGTTACTGTTAAGATTGTTAGCCATGCTTAAATTTCCTATTCAAATGTAGCGCCTTGTGGCCCTCTAGGTTTGGGGGCTTTCCCAGCGCCGTGTGGCTGCTCCAATGGATCAGGAGCGTTATTTACCTTGGGTTTAAGAGCAGCAGCCTTCTGCTTGACCGTAGTAGCTACATAAACTGCCGCCTGTGTAGGAGACATTTCGCGTATCTTCTCAAGCTCAAGGAGGTTCTTAGACAAGTAAGTGGTAAGCAATGGCCCTTGGTCTTCTTCTAGTATGTACTGAACAAGATCATCATGAATGCCAAACTGCGCTACTGTATTACCTGCTACCTGTAACTCCTCTGACTTTATCCCTAGCTTAGTAGCCCTTTGGGAATAAGACTGAACCTTCTCGGTCATTACTTCTTGCTGCTTTTGTTGCTGCTGATACTGCACTTGTTGCTTCTGCTGCTTCAGCGTTTGCTGTTGCTGGTCGAACGCAAGAGCTTGTTTGAACGCCTCGTCCCTGATGTATAACTGCCGTCTGTATTCCTCATCGGAAACTGCAAACGGATCGGGTACATCTGGTACTCTTGGCCTTCGTTGTTCAGGTACTTTAGCTTCTAACTCTTCAAGCCGTTTCTTTAGGGCTTCTGCTTCTCGCTCCTTCTCTCGGAGCTTAAAGACCTTCTTCCCTACAGCCTCATCAAGTATTCGCTGTTGCTCTTCACTGAACTTGACCTGTTTAGACTCAGTGTCTTGAGCCTCCGTTGCTGATTCGGAACTTTGACCCTCATCAAAGTCTTCGGTTTCTTCTACCTCTGATTCGTCGGTTACGTCTTCCGCATCATCGTACTCGTAGGTGTCTTCCGGTTGCAGCTCGCTCATGTCTTGCCCCTTATAGGTAAATGCCCTGAATAGGTCAGGTGGCCTGTGGTGATTATAACAGAAAATAGCCAAATGCAACACATAGTGGTACATTTCGCCAAATAGTGAGTAAATTGACCAAGGAATACCCATGAGCAATATATACGATGCTTTTGAGACAGATGACCCAGATCAGATGTCAGACATCTTGATTCATACAATAGGCCAGCTAATAGAAGCAGACAGGGCCGGAGATGGCCCTATCGTGGAAGAGTTGTGGGAAAAGGTGGAGGAGATGATTATAAGTCTGGTTGAGGCTGTTTAGACTATCCCTCGTAACGCACTGGTAGTACCAACGCTAGAGAGTAGGTCTGCGCTGTCTGCCTTGGCTGGGTCGAACTCGGCGCTAGTGGAGCGGGTGTTTTTGGGGTCAAATATCAGATAATGAGTAGCAGGCGTGTAAGTGCTGTAATCTGCATTGTCAGAAAAGTTCTTTATTTTTAAGCCGTCAAACCCTTGAGCTTTAGCTTCTTGCGACCACTTAAACAATTGGCTGTCATCTAAGTCGCCCATTGTCGCGCCATCTACATCTACCTCAAACAGATTTCCTCTAGCTTTGAGAGGAATGATATTTTGGCCGCCCGCATCAATTAGCTCGCCGCCATACTCTAACGCTTCGGCTTCGCTTATGAGTTGCTCTTGCAAGTCGTAATTACCTTGCCTCTCCGCAATATTAGACCTATCTACAAGCCTTTGCACCGGAGCATCCTCTGCTGCCATTCTGGCGTAGCCCGCTGCTACTGACGGGTCATCAGACATCCAAACACCCATTTTTGCGCTATTAGCCTTTGTGACCAAGCCTCCATATTTTCTGGGGTCAAATGCTTCTACGTTACCCGCCGTCCCGTGGTACAAGGTTTCTGGGAAATATCCCTGATCTTCTGCCCTCTGCATTCTTGCGCCTTGATCCATGTCTAGGCCGCGCAATGCCGATGACGCACTATCAGCCTCTCTGGCAAAGTCGTAAACAGGCTTGACCCCAGTTTCGTCTAAAACGGCTAGGGTAGAAAATGGCTTTGCCAACCCTGTTTTAGTTGTATCTTCACGCAGCCATAACGAGTCATAGCCTTTGTCTTTTAGGAAATCTGCCATTTCTTTGTTTTCAAACAACAGATAGTTTCCTTCCTGATAAACTTCTAAGTCAGTTTTTCCTCTTTCTAGCGTAGTACCTAAAGGGTCTTGTCCTCGTCTAGTTAAAAACTCAGATATAATCTCTGGGTTTGATTCTGGGTCAAACTGGTTATTAGCTTTAACAGCAACCGGATAAATAGCACCGCCAGAAGCGTCATACTGCCTAACAATAGCGGACTGTTTAGCCAACCATTCATCTACTATTTCTTCAGGCCAGTTATCAAAATCTCCATACTGAGATGTAAGGTTATCCCAGACAGCCTGCTTATCAGCCTTCTTCATGTCGTAGAAATCTTCTTCGCCAATTCTTTCTTGGTATTTACCTTTCCCAACCCAGTTGCTAGCAAATTCCTTATTCGGGCTGACAAAAACCATTCCGTCATTGTACCCAGCTTTAAAGCCATCTTGGATGTCTTGCTTGGTTCCGTGAAAGAAGCCCTCTGTAAATCCGGCATCGCGCAAGGCAGACCTTGTGTTCTTTGCAAGTTTGACCCCAGCATCCCCGATAATAGGAACAGCGCCCAGCATATTGATACCAGCGCCAACCATGTCACCCTGCCCGTAAGACCGTGCTGCGTCCTCTAAGCCAAGTACATCACCAACCACAGGCAAGAAGTCTGCTGCGGTTTCAACGCCTCCAGCGGCATTGAGAAGCCCCTGACGGTAGCCACCGCCAACCCCTGTAGCATCAACAGCATCACGCATCAGGTTGCTTAAAGCTGACCTAACCGTAGGTCTAGCATTGCTCATAGTCTGAATACGAGGCGCTACCTGCGTCCTACCCTGTAGAGAGTATCTGCGTGACAGTTCTTGTTGGGCTAACTCAGCGACGGTTGGCAAGGTTAATTAACTCCGCTTCAGACATCATTGGAATGCGAGACTTCATCATCTGCTCTTCCATCATGTCAGACATCTTCTTCTGGTTGTCTAACTCTTCGCCCATTGTTTGAGCGGCTGTTTTGTTGATTGTTGCGCCAGCCTGTTGAGCCTTGACCTGTACTTCCATGCGCTTAGTCTCAGCGTTGAAGCCGTCAATCTGGCTGTCTGCTTGGTCGCCCATAGCCTGAGCTTGCATCTTCATGCGTTCGTTCTGGAGCTTCTCAGCTTCAATCTGTAGCTTCATCTGCTCATTCTGTAGCTTGGCTTGCTCTATCTGCGCCCGAAGCATTTCTGCTTGGCCTTTCATCTGCTCGGCTTGAGCTAGAACCATTGCAGGGTCTGGCGCTTGTTGGCCTTGCATCATCTGAGACTGTTGCATTTCTGCTAGTTCTTCATCGGTCATTTGCGACTGAGGAATGATTCCCTGCTGGAGCATCTGCGCCCTCTTTCTTTCTGCTATCTGCGAGGCAGCAGGAGTATTCACGCTCTGTAGCATGAGGTCGCCAGCTATCTGCATGATGGATGGGTCAATCTGTGCTAGTGCAAGGATAGACTCAATCGTTTCTTCTTGACGGTTCTTGAAGCTAGGGCCAGCCTTGCAGATTACGTCATATGATCCTACTGCCAGGTCGTTGACAGTCACTATCTCGCCAGTGGCGTTGTCTATCACCTGCTGGTTGAGAGAAGTCATATCAAAAGACTCATCTTCCCTTAAAACCCTGACAGTCCTTTCTGTGTCGTAGACCTTGGGGATAGCGTCCTTGATCAACCGTCCAGTAGCCGCAATAGCTATTTCCATAGCGCGTGAGTACTTGAAGGTAGAGTTGTCGCCCTTGTTCTGTAGCTGCCGTATAGCTACACCAGACTGAGCGTTAGGGTTGTCGCCCATGTTAGCTGCAAACATACCCGCAGTGGCGTTAATCATGCTTTGCATGGACTGTGCGATTAGGCTCAATCCTTGGTTTACCTGAGCGCCACCTTGCTGTTGAGGGATAGACGGAAACTCTGGGTCTGGGTTAAAGAACTGCACTGGGTCTGAGTTTGTATTGAGCGTAGCTATCTGATCCTCATGACCAGCAGCTTGGGCAGGTGTCATCCAGTATTTAGCCCTTGGAGCTAAAGCGCCTTCCTCAATGCTTCTGGACATGGCGTAGTTTAGGACTCTCTGAGGGTCTAGCAGCTTCTCAACCACTCCCCAGTAAATAGTCTTGCCTTCAAATATCTTGAAGTTACCGTACACAGGGATAACAGGAATGCGGTTGAACACTGTCTCACGGTCATCTTCTAGCCAATCTGTGTTGTCAAAGAACCTAGAGCAGACCTTATGAACCTTGCGCTTGCGTCTACGCACCTCAGTCACGCCGATCATGGCTAGGTCATCTACGACCTTCTCAAAGTCTTCATTGACCTCATGGGTTTGACCATTGGACATCATGACCAACTCACGCTCTTCTGATTCAACGTATAAGAACTCACCCACTACGATGGCTTCTGCTTTGTCGTAGTAAGCGTCACCTTCACGGTCGTCTGACACAGACTCACCAGAGCCTTCAGGCCAGCGATTCTCGTACTCGTCCACCGCCATTGGATGTAGGACAAATGCGTAGCGAGAGTCTGACTTGTCTTGTAACTCAGCAGCAGGGTCAAACCATACACGGTCTACAGGGTTACCAATCTTCTCAATGATTACATCTTGGTCAAAGGAGTTGTCATCTGCAAACTTCTGGCTAACGCGCCATGCGTCAAAGCCTCCGGTAATCATTCCACGCGCAGCCTGAGAGTAGACCTGCTTGGCGTTGGAAATGTTTTCTATGTTACGGATAAGACCGTCATAGGTTAAAGCAATATCCTTAGTAGCATTGCCGCCAGATGGACTGACTCGTATATCAAAGTCAGCCTGCTCAATCTCTGAGGATACCTGATCTACAATAGGGTTTACGTTATCAAACGTGTAGCGAGGCTTGTTTTGGTTAGCTTCCCACCAGTACGGCTCCCATTGCCCATCTCTCTTATCAATGAACAAGTGTGCCTCACGGGACATCTCACGGTTGTCATGATCTGCCTGCTGGCAAGCAGAGAGAAGGTTAATCACGCTTTGATGGTCTTCGTACTTATCCTTATAAGACAAGTCGTCCTCAGTCATCTGGCCTGCTTCTTCTTTCTCTTCTTTACCGTTTTCGTAAGTAGCCATTAGCCCCAGCCCTTAAAATTGATTTTGACAGCCGCCTTCTGAACGGCCTTTGGTGAAAACATAGACATCATGAGCGCGTCTCCCATATTCGGTGACGGTAGCTCATACGGCTTCTTTGCCATGTCTATCTTCGACATTATCTGGATTTTACCATTATTTGATCGTTTTTGCGGTATTCTGCACACTTCACTTCGCAACTGGTCTAGCGTGGGTATTTCGCTACACAGAGAGATTAATTCATCAGGGTCTATGTACTCCCCCTTTACCACTGCCCTGTAAGTAGCCTCGAACCTATCCCTGAGCTTCCACCAATACTGCGCCCTCTTGTTAAAGAACGTGTCCTTGTTGGTCTTGGAGTCTCTGCCGCTGTACGGCACAGCAGCATCATCAGGAGTCTCTGAGCCACGGAACTGGTGCTTCTGCATCTTGGTGGACTCCAGCTCTTGATCTACCTGACGTTTGAGAGAGATGCCTAAGCCGTCACAGTCCCATACAAACCAATCTGCCTGAACGTCACGGGCCTTCTGTAGCGCCCAGTCCATGCCCTCATTGGAGTCGCCTGTTATCTTTTCGCACACATCTAATACTACTGAGCCTTTACGCAGAGCAAAGCCCTTAGAGTCTCCACCTTCATCAGATGGATCATGAGAAGCTATCAATGCCCCGCTAGGATCAAACCCCAGCTTTTTGTGTGCGTCTATGGCTGCGTCATACCACTCTGTAGGGATGATGTTATCTTCCACTGAGTCGTAGTACTCGCCTTCCCAAACGTGCTGAAAGAGGGCAGGTGACATCCTCTCCCTGTCGCTTTCCATCTCTTGCTTCAGGACTTCAGGGACCAAGGGATTGTCTGTAATGTTAATCATTACGATCAGGTGTAGGTCGTCCTCGTAGTACCCGTCCCTTCTAAGCTGCTTCTCATACGGCTTGATGAACCGCTGGCTGAACGCATCTACAGAACTGCGTGGGTTAGCACTGAACCATATCTCTGAGCCTTCCTCACGCAGCGTAGGCGTTAGAGCCTTGAGGGAGTTAAAGGAGATAGTCTGAGCTTCTTCCACCCAGAACCGCTGGAAGCCGTGCATTGACTTCACGCCCTCTGGGTTTCTAGCTAAGCCACGGAACTTAAACACTGGGTCTTGGTTGAGGAGGATTTGGTTGTTCTGTACTTCAAAGCCTTGGAGGTTGAGGCGTTCTATCTCGGACTTGAGCAGGGCATGAACGGAGTCATCTATGGAGTTCTGAAACTCACGGAAGCAAGCAGTCTTTATCCCCTTGGTCTGTGCGTCCATCAGGCACATATCCGCGAAGCTCATTGACTTACCAGAGCCTCGCCCACCTATGGCAATCTTGAAGCGTTTCGGCGTGTCTATAAACCGCCTTAGCTTCTTGGGGAGTTGCATACTAGGCATTTATTCGTAAGTCGCCTTCTTCTTATCCTTCGCCTTTGACATAGCAATGGCTATCGCCTGCTTTTGAGGCTTTCCCGCCGCCATCTCTGTCTTGATGTTCCGGCTGATTGCTTTTGCCTTGCCTGATTTCTTTAAGGGCATTGTCGAATATCCTGTCGTAGTTATCTAAATACTTTTGAACCTTGTACGGTCTGGGCCTTGAGCCTTTGCCGCCTTCCCACTCACCGATCATTCAACCACCTCAATCGTCCACTGCATATCAATCTCAATGGGGTCGCCGTCCTTGCCAGTTACCTCGGTGCGCTTGACCTCTGACCATCCTGCTTGGTGGCTTAGCCAGAACTTAGCAGCGCCGACATCTCCGGCTAGACCTCTTGACTGTAATGATCCAGCCATCCCAATAATAGCCAGAGCCTTACCCTTCCTGTACGCTTCAGCAAGTTCTGGCTGTCTTGTCATGGCTCTTTGTAACGTATTGAAACAACAGCCAAAATAGTCAGCAAGCTGCTGCTTGGTAAGTGACGGGGCAAGCTCAAAGCATTCTTTGAGTTCCTTTTCGGTAAATACCCGTGGCGGTCTGTGTGGAGGATTGCTACTCACTGTCTTGGCCCTTCAATTCTGGTCGGTTTTTGATAGAAAAGTCGAATCGTATTTTCTTCTCTCCCTTGCCTATCCCATTAGCTATAAATTGAATCTTGCCACCTCTAGCTAGAAACTCGGCTGTCTGTTGCTTAATTATAGCACGAAGGGGTTCATTATCTTTCATAGAGCTATTTCCATGTTAAATAGGATGGGCAGGTTTAGCTTTCTTCTGCCTGGGGTCGTTGTTAATTTTTAAACGCGACGCATAAGAGAGCGCTCATTACATTACCGCCTTTATGATTTCCGCTGCCGCTTGCGGGACGATTGCGTTACCCGCTCCGCGCAATATGCCCACTCGATTGGATACCCCATGAGCCAGAGGGAAAAGCGCGGGTTCAGTTGGGATGGGGCGATATTTTCCGTCTCGGCAGTAGATGACTTCTGAACTTCCCCAGAATACGGAATCTGATCTTTCAAGTTCGAGCATCCTGCCTTCTGCTTCGCCCGGGCCAGTGCTTCGTCTGATCTCTGCTTCATGTGATCCATCGTGTTCGGAGTAGCCCACGGAGCTATTCCATAAGCTACTCTCGGCACTGTGTCGTTTCTCTCTTTGCCGCTCTTGCGAAACCTGCTCTTGTCCAGATTTCCCGTGTCCTTGTAATCCCTTACCGAGGGTGTCGGCCACGAGCTTGGCGGTGAAGAAGAGCCTGTCTCTTTTGTGGAATGCGCCGACGCCCCCAGATGGTAATACGACCGCTGCTGCGGCGTAACCTTCTGCTTCCAAGTCAGTTTGTAAATCATCGAGCCACCCAAATCTAATTGCTGACGCAACCTGCTCTCCAAAGATCGTTGGAGGGCAGCACTCTCGGATGAGATTGAAGAAGACAGGCCAGAGATGCCTGAGGTCGTCTTTGCCTTTTTGATTTCCTGCGCTTGAGAAAGGCTGACAAGGGGGACTTCCTGTCCAAACAGGTCGGTCTGGACTCCATCCTGCAATCTGCAAGGCTCTTGACCATCCGCCGATGCCACAGAAGAAGTGGCACTGTGTAAATTCTCTGAGGTCTTTTGGGTCGACATCAACAATACTCCTTTCGTCTACTTTCCCGTCAGGGATAAGACCGTCTTTAATTAACTCCCTAAGCCACGCAGCGGCGAATGGGTCGTACTCATTATAATAATTCAAAATCGAAAGCCTCGCTCTTCATTCTTTGGAAGCACAATGTGCAGGGTCTGCCTTGTGCGTGTGACGCCTACGTACAGCAGTCGATTAATGTCATCGGCGTTCTTCGCATAATCTTTTGCAAACTTAGGGCTCAGGTCCGTGAGCAGCAGAACATTGTCAGCCTCTCCGCCCTTGGCTCCGTGGATCGTGGACAGTTGTATCGCAGGCTTCACGCCTAACTTTGCACCGCGTCGCAGCACAGCAATTAGGTAGTCGCGCTTGTCCTCGCCTATCTTGGTCAGTGCTTCATGCCAGATGGCGTCTGTGAGTAGCCCCTGATTTGCTTTTAGCTCGGCCATGTCGTACAGGCCCTCGGGGTTGGCATGCCTTAGTGATTTAAACCCGCGCTTGATAGAGGAAGCAGGCAGGTGCTTATAGACTTGTCGCAGCACGTCGTAGCCAATCGACTGGCCCCTGCGTAACCTTTCCCAACCAACGACCGA